CGTGTATTGCTGGATCTGCCACTCGACGGCGTGGGTCGAGATGCGCTCGCCTGAGTAGCCTTTGGAACGATAGACGATACCGTTACCGCGCGCGTCCTTGCCGAGCCAGAACAGGCCGTTGTCCAGTTTAGCGACGGAGTAGGGGGCCTGACAGCCGATTTCGTTGAAAGCACCCTGAATACGCGCGAGCGGGAAGTCAGGAAGCCCGGCGTTATACCAGACCTCGACCGAGTTGGTGCCGAATAGCCAAACCTCGCGGTGATCGACGATCAGCGTGACCAGATTGTCGGGCGAACCTTCGGCGCTGGCAAAGTCCAGCGGATCTACGGACGTGCCGTCGTAAAGCGTAGTCACCCAGAACTTCTGGCTGTTCGGCTCATTGTAGACGAAATAGCCGTCAATGAATCCGACGCCGACCGCGCCATAAAAGTCCGGGTCTGTTATCTGGGCAAACACGTCCGTGTTAGCGTTGTAGATGTAGCCGTTCGCACCCGCCGCAATGAACAGTTGCGTGCCATTATCGACCATATTGACCGGATCGACGCCGGCCACGGTGCCTTTGTCCGTGTAGACCCAGTTGGAGTCGATTTTGTAAAGCCTGGTTCCCGACACCGCGTAGGCGTAATCCCCAAACGTCCAGAGCCCGCGCACCGGCCCTGTCGGTAGCTGCACGAGCTGACGAAGCCCCGGAGCGCGTTGGAGGAAGGCCGGTTGCTTGCCGCCGTCCGCTACGATCTCCGGGAAAAGATTCACGCACCTGTTGTCCGCAGCGTTGACGCTGCGGGCGACATAACTGGAGCCAAGGATAGGCGTCTGCATCAATAGTTCCCGGCAAAGATGTTATACCGCTGTCGCGTCCCTACAATGCTGTAGGGCAGCGCCATAATATCATCAGGATTATTGATGCGCTTCAGATTGCGCTTGCTATACATAGCGATGCGCTGCACCTGCGCTGACGGCTCGACACCAAACTCCGGCGCGATTTCGCAGGCCAGATTATATCGGAACGCGCGCAGATAGCCGGGCGGAAAAGAAATTGTCGTTGCCAGCGTAGCAGGCTCCGTTAGAGGATCTATAGACACAAAATGCCACTCCAATGCCCGTAACGGTTTGGGGTAAACATACATTTCTATGTCGGGAAAAGAATAGTTGACCCAAAGAACCTGCGGGTATGTAGACGTGACGGTTTTTACCGCAATGCCATTATATTGCTGTTGGTTTATAAATTTTATGCCGTAAGAGACGTTTGTCTGCGGATCGCGAAAGTAGGTGGAGTCATCCAGTTGCGCCGGCCGCGCGCCTACAAAATCTCCTGTTGGCCCCAAAGTCCGGCTAAATTCTCCTGACGGCCACGTAAATATCTGGTCTTGCGTTGAAAACACCGCCAAACGCTCAAGATTCCATGAATCTATCATTTGATTCAGAGAGCGTAGATTGTCCTGATAATTTGACTCCGGCAAAACATTGCCGGAAGCGGTGAGATTGAGTAGCCGATGCGTATCGTTTATCAGATCTCTGGCGGTTGTAGTGGCCATCACATATTAACTCCCGCCGGAGCCGCCAGAGAGCCGGCGACTGTTTGATCGGTGTAAATATTTGAGTTAGGCACCGCACCTATCTTTGACGACGGGAGCTTACCGAGATTAGTCCTCATTATATTCTCAAGATCGCTCTTGAGATAGGCGAGCGTTTCAGGCGCCGCGCGGGAGCCGTATTCCGGCGCGAGATCGACGGCTAACGACAGCTCCAAAAGCCTTTGATACCCAGGCGGAAGATATTGTGATGATGTGAGGACCGCATAAGAGCCTATCATCTTTTCAGACCGCAAATGCAAAACCGGCGCGCCAGTCGGGACGGGGTAAACAACGATCTGCCCAAAAGGAAAGCTGGGCCGATACAATATTTTTTGGGGGATAGCCGAAGTAGCAGTTTTGTCGGAAATATTGTTCCAGTATTGCTCGGTTATGACGCCCATAGGGGTATCTACGGAAGAACCATCTCGTGTAAACGCGCCGACTATTCGTATAGGGCGAGTAGTATTAAAATCGCCGCTCGTATACCGAATAGTTCCGGTAGCCGGAGTGGCCGGAGCCCCTGTTATAGTGTAGGTAAATCTGGTTGATGTCGTAACAGTAATAGACGCAGTTATATTATATTCGGTCTGCGCCGCGCCAGACACAGTAATTCTGTCTCCGGTTTCAAGATTATGCGGGTTTACTGTTGTGACCGTGGCCGTAGTTCCTGACCGCGTTATAGAGGACGGCGTAACAGAATCATCCCCGATCGCGTAGATGCCCTTGGTCGTAAGCGTAAATATTTCGTCTTGTGTATAATAGTAAAATTGAGGGTTTGCAGAAAACGCATCTATAAGTGAATTAAGGCTATACAGAGAGTCCTGTGCTTCTGCCGCCGTCGGCGCTTCGCCTGACGCAAGGACGCCCAACATGCGAAGTGATTTATAGATTATTTCCTGCGCTGTAACCGTCATCGTTTTTCACCTGTCTCAACCGACCGCGTCGGCGCTGGAACACATTTTCTGTCTGCGTATCCTGACCGGGCTCAAACCTTTCCCAGCCGTTCTGTTCGTCGTATTCGGCTTCGAGATCCATTGTCGCGACTTTCACCCCATGCTCGGGGTGACGAAGATAAATTACCGCCATTTTCCACCTGTGGTAAGCCCCCCGGCCGTGGCCGAGGAGCTATTAAACTAAGACGCCAGAAGCGGAACAGAATACCAGGTCGTCGAGTCGTAGGCGACCAAGAGCGACGATGTATTAGCCGCCAGCACATAGTTCGAATCAACAGCTATGGCATTAATGCCGTCGCCAGATGCAGGCCAAACTTTCAAAATGGCAGCAGCGCCATTTTTCAGAATGACCGTACGGCCGGCGATTGCCGCTGGCAGTTTGACGCCCTTCGTAGCGTCAGCCGCCGTAACCAGCGTAAAGCCATCTGATACGGATGCCGCGTCAGATTGCGTGCTGCCGGTAGCGGCAACCGTGGCCGTCTTGATATACAGACCGCCCGTGGTCGTGATATCCGTGGCGCTTACAGTGCCTCCGCTGATCGTCGCGCCTGTGATGGTCGTGCCGCTCACAAGCTCGGGATCAGAGAAGGCAACGCCGACAGGTTTAGTGTTAGGCATTGCCTTCTCCTATTACGCGATACGATAGATCGTATACGCCGCCGTGCCAGTCTTACGGAAACGGAAGATGGCCGACGACGGGTTGGTCGTCGTAGCGCCATCAATCAGCACCGCGCTACCAACAATCGTGTTGCCCGACCCCGCGCCAAACGTCACGTCGTTAGCCGCGTTGTCACCGATATTGATAAAGCTGACATCAAAAGCGGTGTTAACGGCAACGCTGGGAAACGCTGCATCAATCAGCGCGCCAGTCGGGAACGTATACGTGCCTGCATCGGTGCCGCCGGAGTCAATAGTCACAATGCCAGCCGCCAGATTAGCCGCCGTAATTGTAACCGTTGCGCCGGTCAGATCCGCCGAAGCGGCCTGAGCGCGCATAAGCGGTTCGCCGCGAACACCAGCCGAGAACTGATAGCCGCCCGTACCTTGCGAAAGCGCCGGCGTCGGGCCAAAGGATTCGAGCGGGTAGGACGCGCCCTGAGTAGTGATAGCCATGATTCAGAACTCCTTGAATTGAGAAGAGTGGGCCGAAGCCCACTCTGTTAGCCCCAAAGACGGACGGCCATCTGCGGACGAATGACGCTGTAGCCATACAGAACGTCAATACGGCAGGGCAGTCGGTCGTTATTGATGTCATACTGACGAACAATACGGAGCGAGATGCCGTTGTGGACCTGACGCGACGCCATATCGACGCCCTGCGGCATCAGCAGGTCGGCGGTGGCGAAGGCGATAGCGTCCTTGTGGTAGATCAGGTTCTGCGGATACTGCGTCGAAGCAGCGCCGACGAAGGTCACAGCCTTGCCGGACTGCGGCAGCGCGTCGACCGTAGCCAGAGCCTGGCCGGCCGAATACATCGCCGGGACAGTGACCGTCGCCGTGGTGGACGCCGTAACGTCCGCCAGAGCGACGAACTGATACAGCGAACCGGTCGATTCACGGGTCTGCGGGTTGACGGCAAAGCAGTCGGCAATCGTGAACACGTCGCCAGCCTTGATCGTCGTCGTGCTGAGGCCCGTCAGAACGATGCTGGTGGCGCCTTCAGTCGTGACCGAGGTGCTAACCGTGACGGTGCCGGTGCGCGAGCCGGTCGTGAACTGCTTGATCGACTGCGACATATTCAGCTCGTCATAGCCGAGGATGCCTTCACCGAACATGCCGTTCTTGAACTGCTTCGAGATAGCCGAAACCGGGTTGAAGAGACCCTTCATGCCCTCGATCAGCGCAGCGTTCGCAGCCGGGTTGACCGTCGCGTAGCGCGGCGACATGACGGCGGCGTTCTCGTTCAGCTTCTGCTGAGCCTGAAGCAGGACCAGCGACGTAGCCGGCGTCGTGCCGGGCGTGCCGACCGAGTTGCCGATATACTTGAAGCTGTTCGCGACGTCCGCGTCGATAGAAGCGGCGAGCTGCGAAATACGAGGCTTGAGAACGCGGTCAGCGAAGTCGTCCAACTGCATCGTCAGCTCGGCGGTCGTGAAGTTGACGCCAATGTGCTTCTGGCTGGAGACCGCGAGCGTGGTATACTGCTCGTTGTCGTCCTGAACCTGAAGCGCCGCGCCGTCCGTGACCAGAGCGCGGTCGGGCAGACGGATGCGGAGGGTCGAGCCGATCTTGGCGCCCTCTACAGCAAACGAATCGTCATCACCATGTTCGAAGCAGATCGCTACTTCTGCCCCCGCTTGCGCGGCTGCCGCTTTCACGGCAGGTCAGACTATATCTTTAGATATGACGCCAAATACGCCCACTACGGATCATAGACACCAGTGACGGGGTCACTCCGTATTGAGCCGCTATTTCGCGGTTCGTGCCTCGAAAAGCGCGGATTTCTCGCACCTGGTCTTCCGTGAGTTTTGCGTGTCCGTTCCGGGTTCCGTGCGCCTGTCGATTCTTATCCACCATGTCTTGCATGTTGGCGTCAAAATCTCCGGCAAACAGATGCGCGGGGTTCACACACTTACGGTTGTCGCACGAATGAAGGATGTAAGCCTGACCCGGATCGCCGTAAGCCAACTCAAAGGCTACGCGGTGAGCATAGGCAGTCTTGCCGTCCTTATGGATTTGACCATAGCCGTTAGGCATCAGGCATCCCGTCCATTCATGGCATCCGTTTTCACGTATCGCCACCTTTGCGAAGAATCGCTCTTTCAAGTCACGCTTCATATCTACCCCGCATTTCGGGCCGCTTGGCCCTACGAGCTTTCGCTCTAGTCGTTGGACCTTCATCATATCACAGTAAGTGATAAGATGCTTGGCTGCTGATTGCCCAATCCACAGGCTTTTCAGACCGTCGCGCTTGTCATTTCTAACTACGCTGTGGTGCATGTGGCTCTAAGGGGTTTCCAGCAATTAACGGGGTTTAACGTCAGCTAGACTTACGTTTACTGACGGTTGACAGTGCGCGTGAGCACAAGGGAGTTCTCGAGGATTTCGAGCGCCTTCCTTGTGATCATGTCAATTGTTAACAGGCTGTTGCTCATTACCCAGTCCTTTCAATGACTTAGCGTCGTTGTGCTTCCAGCTTCCTGATCTGCCGTTGCCGCTCCGCCTCGATCCACTCCGAAGTCGTCATGGTCTTCAGCGATCTCGGGTCCGTCGTGTCATACGCCGGAGCCCCCGAAGAACGAGCCGCAACAGGCGCAATCGGCGCTGGAGCGGTTGATGTCTTCTTGACCGGCGGATTGACAGCCAGTTTGGCTTCAATCGTACCGATCTCCTTTGCCTGCAAGATCGGCGGCAAGCTGGAAATCCGTCGGGCTTCTGCCGGGTTGGACCCTAGCCAATAGATGACTTCGGGACCAATGTCAGACGCCTGAATGGCCTGGGCCATAAAGTCCGTTACGGGCAGGTTCGGGTTATAGGCGACCTGTTCAAAGTCGTCGTATCGGTCCCGAATTGCCTCTTCGCGGTCTCTATATGCCTCAACGATAGCTTCCTGCTGCTTCGCGGCCTCGCGCTTCGCCAAAAGCTCCTGAGCCTTTTGCTCAGCTAATGCCTCGGCATACTGCTGAGCGGTCTCAAAATCATTCGGGTCCGCAGGAGGGGCTACGGGCTTTGGGGCCTGTAACTCCGCAAGCCGCTGGGCTTGCTCTCGTTCCCACTTACGCTGTTCTCTTGCAAGGCGCTTGCTTACAATCGCGTCCAACTCTTCCTGAGTGAACGATTTTGTAGGCTGCTGTTCCTCCGGCGTTGTCTCAACAGTAACCGGTGCTGCCGTAGCTTCCGGTTCCGGCGCGGGGCTGATCTCCGCTACAGCCTGTTCATTTTCCATTTTTACCTAGCTTTCCGGCCAGTCGGTTAATGTTTATATACTACAGCCACGCTTATTCCGCAACTGGCGGCACAGGCGTCGGCGGCTGGATCGGGGTAATCGGCGGAACCTTGCCCGCCGCGTCCTGACCGGCCTGCTGCTTGTCCCACTGATACGCCTGATTGACGATGTCGTTCATGACGCTTTCGGCGTAGGCGATGACGGCCTCTTCCGGCGTCGCGGCGCGCGTAACCCACTCCTGCACGGGGATGAACTCCGGCGGGTCGTTCGGATCAGGCTGATCCGGGCTCCACGCCGGGTTCGGCGCTTCGCTCTGGACGTTCTCCGTCACCGTGCCGAACGAGGTCGCCTGCATCAGGTAGTTCACGACGCGGGCGCTGTCAGTGTCGGACAGCTCCATCTGCACCGTCAGCGTCAGCGTGGGGCTGACGACCCCATAGTTAACAAATGCCATTATGCGCCTCCAATCTCGTTATCTTCAGCTTTCGGCGCATTGGCCGCAGCTACGGCTTCTTCCAGCTTCGCAAGGATAGCCAGCGCGGGCTTTGCGCCCTGAAGGCCGGAAGCCTTGACGGCTACGTCGAGCAGCGCGCCGAGGCTGTTCAGTTCATCCTGCGAAAATGTGATGTTGACCATTTTGCTTTCTCCAAAGCAGTGTCCAGCCAGATGGAGAACACGCGAGGCTGGCCGGACTATGCTCCTCGCGTGTGTTGGTTTTTAATCGGCTTCAGTCGTGAGGTAGTGCAGGCAAATCTCGACAACGCCGCCGGTGAAGTTGGAGCCATTTGCGGTGAGTGTCACTGTGCGGGAAGTCGCCGCAGCGCCAACCGCGCCTACTGCGGTAAAGTCAGAAGTCCGCGACTGAGAGTTCAAAGCGATGCCAATATTGTTCCCCCACAAGTTAGCAGTGGTTCCATCGCCAACGCTGTAGCTCGTCGCACCGGTTATGGCAGTGTTAACGCGCGTCGTGACGCCAACAAGAAGCGCGTAGGCCGGGATTGCAATCGTAGAGACATATGTAGCGCCAGAGAGCGCGCTTGAGACTTCGCGCAACGTCTTGACAACAACACGCTGGTAATTGGTGGCGCTGGTGTAGCTACCATACACGTTGAACGTCTGCGCGTTCGTCCCGTTCCGCAGCGCGAGCGTGTTGGCGGCGTCGGCAACAACATACGTTGCGTTGGTGTTAGCTTTTGTTCTAAAAATTACGTTATTAGTGC